GACGCAACGTTGTTCCCCCTTCTCGGTGCGAACGCAACCGTTGTCGTCACCCCCACATCGGAGGCAGTATCTGCCACGAACCCGTCCTACACTGGCGTGTTCCTTTGTTCGCAGTACAGTCCCTTCGCTTCCACCGTGGGCGACCTCGCCACGCTCAGCGTGTCCTGGAACCTCGCAGGCACCGCCGGAATCGTACGCGGCACCGCCTAGTTGTTGCTAGAGTGTGAGGCATGAACTTCACACTTGACATTCACTACATCGACAACGACACACCAAAGACGGTCAACGGGTTAGCCGCTGACATTGTCGCGTTCGAAACCAAGTTCGACATTTCCATGTCGCGCCTGCAAAAGGACGTCAAACTCACTCACCTCATGTTCCTCGCCTACGCGGTCGAGAAACGAACGGGTGCGACGAAGGACGAGTTTGAGAAGTGGTTGGAGTCTGTCGAGATTGTGACGGCTGCCTCCCCAAAATAATCAAGGGCATCGGCGATGACTCAATGCATTGGACGATTGCCACGATTGCGTGTGAGACGGGTTTGTCCCCGACGGAACTCATGAACTTGGAACCTCGGATGTTGTTCACAATCCAGCGTTACCTTGTGGGGAAGGCGACGGCTAAGTCGAAGCGCCGGTAGAATAGAGGGAGGATTGGAGTCCCCCTTGATTAGTGCCCGTTTTGACTCGTCAGACATCAACCACACCGTTCGAACGTTGCGGGGCGTGGACCGTCGAGTGTTGAACGATTTGCGGAAGGAACTCCGTGGCAAGGTTCAACCCTACGCGAACTCGATTGCGAACGCGGTGCCCGCGCAATCCCCGTTGCGTGGTATGCGTCATCAAGGTGTGACTCGGTGGGGTGGGAAACCGAAGGCGACGGTGTCGTTCACCCCTGGGAAGTCTCGGAAGGGGAACCGTTTGTTGTCCATCAAGTTGACGGGTGGTTCTGCCGGTCGTGGACCTATCGGGTTTGATTATGCGGAGGTCGCGGGTGTCCGCAAACGTCCACCGAAACCGTTCTCGAAGGTATATCGGGACGGTCAAGGATTATCACGTCAACACCGTGTCAACGGTCAAGGTGACGCCATGATTGAGGAACTGAGACGCCGGAACCCTATCCGTGGGAAGGCAGGGTATTTCGCATTCAACGAGGCGCTTCAAAAGTATCCGTTGCTAAGCAAGATTGGCGTCCTGGCGTTGCAAAAGTTTTCCATCAAAATCACACACGAACTCATTGGGAGGGGTCTGTAAATGGCAATTTTTCTTCCCATTGTTTCAAAGTTTGACGAGAAGGGTGTCAACAATGCCATCGGTAAGATTGGCAAACTTGGTGCGGTAGCGGGTAAGGCTGCGGCGGGTGGTTTGGCTGCCCTTGGTGTTGCGACGATTGCGTCGGTGAAGGCGTTCGCTGACTTCGACGCTGAAATGACGAAGTCCCTCGCCATCATGGGGGATGTGTCTCAGGCGTTGCAGGATGACATGTCGGATGCCGCCCGTGAGGTTGCTAAAACAACAACGTTCTCAGCGAATGAAGCCGCTGAAGCATATTTCTTCCTAGCGTCCGCCGGTTTGGATGCCGCACAATCCATTGGTGCGATGCCACGAGTGGCACAGTTCGCACAAGCGGGCATGTTCGACATGGCACTCGCAACGGACCTTCTCACGGACGCACAGTCCGCACTCGGTTTGACCACCGATGACACGGCACAGAACATCGAAAACATGGCACGCGTGTCGGACGTTCTTGTTGGTGCTAACACTTTGGCGAACGCGTCGGTTCAACAATTCTCTGAAGCGCTCACGAACAAGGCAGGTGCCGCCCTTCGTGTGATGAACAAGTCCGTCGAGGAAGGTGTCGCGGTTCTCGCATTCTTCGCCGACGCTGGTCTCAAGGGCGCACAAGCCGGTGAAGCGCTCAACATTATTCTTCGCGATGTGACGCGTGCCGCCGCACGGAACACCGAGGACTTCGAGGCACTCGGTTTGACGGTTCTCGACAACGAGGGCAACCTGAAGAACCTCGCCGACGTGGTCGAGTTGTTCACGAACGTTCTCGACCCGATGTCGGATGCGCAACAAGCGGCAACCCTGGAGAACCTGGGGTTGACTCGTGCGGTCGGAAACAACATTCGACAGTTGCTTGGTGGTTCCGAAGCGATTCGCGAATACGAAACATCATTGGGCAACATGGCTGGCAAAACGGAGGAAGTTGCCAACAACCAACTCGAAACTTTGAACGCACAACTGGGACTCATCAAGTCGGCGTTCGTCGACCTGGGAATCGAAATTGGTGAACGGTTAGAACCAACCATCATCGCACTATCGACGGAGGTCCAGAACCTTCTCGCCGAAATGATTGCGTCACCGGAGTTCGAACAATTCATTATTGAACTGACCGTCGCCATGGAAGAACTTCTCCCCTCACTAATTGAGTTGTTGCCACCGTTGACGGAACTCGCACTTGAGTTGGTGCCGTTACTGATTGACCTTGTCCCCGTGTTGACATGGCTCATGAACTTTTTCGCCGTCATCGTCGAGGGACTCGTTGGTGGTTTCAATAACCTGGAGAAGGAAACCGCTGCGTTCTTCGGGACCGCTGAGGGTGGCGTGTCCGTTGTTGACCGTATTCGTGGGGCGTTCAACGCGTTCGACGAAACGATGAAGCGTTTCGCTGAGAGACTCCGTGAGGCTTGGAGGGCGTTCAAGGCGTTCTTGTCGTTGACGAATGGTTCCAGTCTCGGTGGGATTGCCGTTCCGCAACTTGCCGAAGGTGGGATTGTGACACGTCCTACGTTGGCGATGATTGGTGAGGGTGGGGAGTCGGAGGCGGTTATCCCGTTGTCGAAGATGTCTCAGTTCGGGTTTGGTTCTGGCGGTAGTGCTGCCGGCGCGAACATCAACATCACGGTGAACGCTGGCATGGGCGCGGACGGTGCCCGCCTCGGTGAAGCCGTCGTGAAGGCTATCAAAACCTATGAACGTTCCAGCGGTCCCGTGTTTGCGAGGGCGTAATGACAACCCTCGTTGAAATCGGTGCAACCGAGGGGTTCATCCTGGACGACCCCGAAGCGGGTGTGTTGGACACGTCGGAACTTGGTGGGACCGTGTTCAAGGACATCACGTCGGCGTTGATTGAGTTGCAGGTTACCCGTGGGAAGAACCGTGACTTGGACCGTTATTCGGCGGGCGAGTTGACAGTGGTTCTCAATAACGAGGACCGTGCGTTCGACCCGCTGCATACGGCGTCACCGTACTTCGGGGACATTGTTCCCCGCCGTGACGTACGCCTCACCGTGGACGGTGTGAGACAGTTCACGGGTGTCGTGGACGACTGGAACCTCGCCTACGACCCTAGCGGGCAATCGAAGGCGCAACTCGTAGCATCGGACGACTTCACCCTTCTCGCACGGCAACAACTCACCCCTGGGACGGCAACACCGGAAACGTCGGGTGAACGTGTCGCAACCGTGTTGGACATGGAGTCGGTGAACTGGACGAAGGCGCGTGACCTTGACACGGGTTCGTCGACGCTTGGTGCGGATGTGTTCGACGGGAACGCGTTGGACTATTTGAACAAGGTTGCCACGTCGGAACAAGGTGACGTGTTCGTTGGTAAGACGGGTGAGTTGCGGTTTCGTGGACGGTTAGACGCAACACCGACGTCGGGTTCTTTGATTACGTTCGCGGATGATGGGACGGGTGTCCCTTACACGCGGGTGTCGGTGAACTATGGGACGGAGTTGTTGTTCAACACGGCGGAGGTCACCTCGGATGCAGGCGTGGCGACCGCTATCAACCAAAGTTCTCGCACACAGTACGGGGTGACCGCAACCAATTTGGACACGTTGGTGTCGACGGTGGGGCAGTTGCAGAACCTCGCCGACTTCACCGTGGCGAAATACAAGGACCCCGAGTACCGCGTGGACGCAATCGGCATGAACGTCGACACGTTGTCGACGGGTAACCGTGCGACCGTGTTGGGGTTGGAACTCGGTGATGTGATTCTTCTCAAGTTCACCCCGAACGGTATCGGCGACCCCATCGAACAATACGGGCAAGTGATTCGCTTGGACTCGGAAATCACGAATGACCGGCATGATGTGACCATTGGGTTGACGTCTCTGGACTGGACGTTCCTCGTGTTGGATGACGCCGTGTTCGGTATACTGGACTCAGACCACCTAGCATTCTAAGGAAACGATTATGGCAGTTCCCGCCGGTTTCAAAACGTTCGTCGCTGGCGACGTCCTTACCGCTGACCAGGTCAACACGTTCCTCATGTCGCAGGCGATTCCGGTTTTCGCGAACGAGGGTGCCGCGGGTTCGGCAATCACTTCCCCGCAGGAAGGTCAACACCGGTTCTTGAAGGACACGGACGCGTTGCAGTACTACACGGGTAGTGCGTGGGTTGCCGCGGGTGGTGCCGGTGCGGGCGGATTTGAAACTAACTTTCTACTCATGGGCGCATAGGAAAAGGAAACAATGGCTACCTCATACAAAACACTCGGACAGTTGAACCTCACGTCCGCGACACTGACCGATTTATACACTTGCCCTTCGGCAACTGAGACGGTTCTGTCGACGGTTATCATTGCAAACCGTGCGTCATCGGCTGACACGTTCCGACTGGCGCTTCGTGTGGACGGTGACGCTATCAGTGACCTCCACTATTTGGCATTCGATGTGCCCGTTGCCGCGAACGATTCGACCACGTTGACACTCGGAATCACGATGGAGGCAACCGACGTTCTGTCCGTCGCTGCTGCTGGGACCGCTTCGGAGTTGTCCATCAATGCTTTCGGTGCTGAAGTAACCGTCTAAGGGGGTAACTGATGGCTGTTACTTCTATGAAGAACTCTATTAGGAGTTTTGCCAAATTCAATTCAATGTCAGCACCGTTCTCCGCGCCACCTTATTCGGTTGAATATGTTGTGATTGCTGGAGGCGCTTCGGCAGGTGCGCGAACGGCGCAGGATGGAATGGGCGGTGGCGGTGCCGGTGGTTATCGCTCAAGCGTTGCCGGTGAATCTTCTGGTGGTGGCGCTTCTGCTGAAACACGAATCGTTCTTGCACCGGCTTCTTATTCAATAGTCGTTGGCGCAGGTGGCGCGTCTGTCACAAACTCGGACGGAAACAACGGCTCAGACTCGACGTTTCACAATGTGACCTCTTTGGGCGGTGGCGCTGGGGGCTACGGGGTGGACGGCGACGGGACTGGTGACGACGGTGGGTCAGGTGGTGGCGCTGGCTCGTCAGGTAATCCGTCAAACACATACCCAGGTGGCGCTGGCTCGTCAGGTCAGGGATACGACGGTGGGTCGGCTTATGGTAATTCTCAAGGCACCTTAAGAGCCGGTGGCGGTGGCGGTGGCGCTGGACAATCGGGTGACGATGGTGTTTCAGGACCAAACGCCGGTGACGGCGGGGATGGTGTGGCTTCGTCAATTACAGGTTCCTCTACGGTTCGCGGTGGCGGTGGCGGTGGATGTTCGGCTTCCAACCCAGGGCTGGGAGGCGCTGGCGGAGGTGGGGATGGAAAAGCCGCTGGTGCTGGCGTGGGCGAAAACGGCACGGCTAACACTGGGGGCGGTGGTGGCGCATCGGGAAATGGTGCAGGCGGTTCGGGCGGTTCAGGAATTGTTTTGTTCAAATTGCCCACGCAAGCGTCTGTTTCTTTCTCTGCGGGAGTGACGCATTCTACTGCTACTGTTGGCGCTTTTACGACCTACATTGTGACGGCTACTTCTACAACTGACGAAACGGTGACAATCGGATGAGCCACTTTGCCAAACTAGATGAGAACAATGTTGTGACCTTCGTCACGGTTGGTCGCCAGGAAGATGACGGGCGCGAACAAGAACTGTGTGAGCGCACCGGTGATGTTTACCGGCAGACTTCCTACAACACGCGGGGCGGGGTTCACTACACGGATGGTGTGCCCAGCGACGACCAGACCAAAGCGTTCCGGTTCAACTATGCGGGTATCGGTTTCACTTACGATGAAGACCGCGACGCTTTCATCCCGCCTAAGCCTTACCCGTCGTGGGTTCTCGATGAGGGCACTTGCCTATGGGAAGCGCCTGTAGCGTTGCCGGACGATGCTGACACCGTTGACTATGAGTGGGATGAGGAAGCCGGTGAGTGGGTAGCCGCTAATGAGTGAGCGCCCTTGCCCTTACTGTGAAACATCCCA